ATGTTTTTTTTATCTTTCTTTAATAGTGTTATATCAACCTTTGGTTTTAGTGTTCTGTTCTCTATCTCGGAGATTATCTTTTTGGTGCATCGTAACAAAAAAGATAAATAGTTGACTTTATATCCTATAAGTGATAATTTTATCCATTGTAAGATATTTTAAAGCAGACCCGCTGCTTAAAACGGGGCGTAACGCAACTATGTGGTTCAAAAATAGTCGTAGACTCATGACGTATTTAGTGAGGCATAACCGTGACGGGGTAATAGTCTGGAAGGAGAATTATGGTTGAAAATGAAGCAAACAACGGTTTAGTTTCTAATGAAACTAATGTTTCTGTCGAAACTGAATCTGTTCAAGAGCCGACTGTTTCTCAACCTGCAGAAAAGGTTCTTAGACAGTCTGAAGTTAATGAAATAGCTAAGCATGCAAAATATTTAGGAAGGCAAGCTGGAAGGCAAGAGGCTTTGTCAGAGTTTCAAAGTCAAATGCAAGGTGCTGTTACCCAGCAAAAAAGCCAACCTGATGTGGTTGCTAGTAATGGATCAATAAATCAGGATAATATTAGGAAAATGATTGCTGAAGAAGCACAAAAATTAGTGCTTCAAGCTCAGCAAGAGCAATTACAAGCGCAAGCTCAGCAGATAGTTAACAATTTTGGGCAAAAGATAGAATCAGGAAGAAAGAAATATCCTGATTTTGATGATAAAGTTGGTGCTTTGAATATAGCTGCGGCACCAGAAATAGTTCCGTGGTTAAATTCTCTTGATAATACTGAAGATGTATTATATGAGCTTGCACAAAATCCAACAAAGTTTCTTAATTTGTTAGATATTGTTAATAAGGCAAGTCGTCATCCTCATTTAGCGTCGGCAGAATTTAACAAATTATCGGAATCTATTAAAAAAAATCAAGCTGCAGCTAATCAAGCAAAAGTTGCTGAACCATTAAGCCAAATTAATCCTTCTGTAACTAGTACAGATAATGGCGAGCTAAGCGTATCTGATTTGAGAAGACAACCTTATTTGAAGGTATAATCAAATCATATTCGCCATATAGCAATAGCCATTATCTAATATTAATTATTACTTTGGAGGATTTAAAATGGCGTTGCCTACTAATGCGTTTCAATCAGTGCAGACTTATCAAAGGTCAGCATTGGCATATTTGTTGAATCTTTGTTGTTTTATAAGTACTGCTAACACTAAATTTAAAGATTTTGATAAAATTCAAGCAAATTTAGGTGCTACAGTAACTTATGATTTGCCACCAAGATATGCGACAAATGATACGTTGATTGCTACTTTCCAAGGAAGTGAGCAGCGTGTCAGGTCTTTAACTGTTGATAAAGCTAAAAACGTAGCTATTTCATTTAGTGCTGAACAATTGATTTTTAATGCAGAGCGGTATATGGATCAATTTGGTCGATCTAGCATTTCTGAGTTAGCTAATGTTGTAGAAAGTGATGTTGCGTCAACCATTATACCTAATACTTATAGGTTTTATGGTGATGGTGTAACAGCTATTAATTCATTTGGCCAGTTGGCACAAATGTTAGCTTATTATCGCAATTATGGAGCTCCTAAAAACGACACTAAGGGTTATTTGTCTGATTTGGCAGTAGCTGATATTGTTAATAATGGATTAACTCAATTTGTTATGGATAGGAACGAAGAGATGGCTGTTTCATGGATGGTAGGTAAATTCAGTAATTGTGATTGGTATCAATCAAATTTATTACCTACTCATATTGCTGGTAATGTTGGCGAGAATGGAACAACTTTAACAATAACAGCAGTTACTACAGATGCTGATGGTGGCATTTCTGCTATTACTGCAAGTGGTGGTGGAGCAGATGCTGATGCAATAAAACAATATGATTTATTGCAGATTCAGGATACTCCAACTATTGTGCGCTATCGTACTTTTGTTGGACATACTCCATGTCAAAATCCAGTTCAAATTCAAGCAACAGCTGATGCAGCATCAGTAACTGATAGCGTAACTATTCCGATTTATCCTAAGCTTTATTCTGCTGCTGGAAGAAATCAGAATGTAACTACAGCTATAGTTGCTGGTATGACATTGAAAGCTCTGCCGAGTCATAGAGCTGGGTTATTGTGCGCGGCTAATCCATTATTTGTTGCTATGCCTCAGCTTCCTGACGAAGCACCATTTCCTACTGCTAATAAAGCCGATCCTGATACTGGTGTTGCTTTACGTATGTATTATGGTTCTAAGTTTGGAGAAAATGAGCATGGTATGGTGCATGATGTTATCTGGGGTAAAGATTTAGTCCCAGAATACAGTATGCGTATTGTTTTTCCTCTTTAATTAAAGAGGAATTTTTAATGACTACTGCTCGTCAATTAATAACGAATGCCTATTATTTGTCTGGAGTTGTAAGCAAAGACTTTCAGACTGTAAAAGGCGATCAACTTAATGAAGGATTGGGTTTGTTAAATGACATCCTATCTGTTAGAGCATTAGATACAAAACGTATTCCTTTTTTCAAGGAATATGACTTAACAGCAGTTGTAGGCCAGGAAAAATATTTTATTCCTGGCCTACTTATTGCTGAAACATTCGTTTTTTATATAGGAGATGTTAGGTATTCAACGCATGTTCATAATCGCGATAAGTATTTTGGTTCTTCTCGTCCTGAAAACATAAGATCTTTGCCATATAGTTATCATATTGAAAGAGTAAAAGATGGCAGTGATTTATATGTATACTTTCTTCCTAATTCAGCCTATCCAATGAAAATATGGGGTAAATTTGGATTAGATGAAGTTACTTCTGTAGATGAAAATTTATCTGTTGTTTATGAACGCAATTATTTAACCTATCTTAGATACTTATTAGCTGAATATATTTGCACTGAATATAATGTAACCATGCAACCAAATGTTGCTAAAAAATTAAAAGATTTAGAAAAGGATGTAACATGGATAAGCCCATTAGATTTATCTATGAATGTTATTTCTACATTGAGCGAAGCTGATTATCCAAATTGGGCTGATGTTAACATTGGTGGCGGTTGGAGGCCATGATGCCAGAAGCAGCATTATCAAAAAATGTAACTTTAAAAATGGTTGGATCTAATATTTATGGTCGTTATCCAAAAATATCTAGTGAACAAACTTTTAATATGTTTGTGTCTGATGGATGGTTAGTTCCATTTGCTGGTTATAAAAATGAGGAAAGAATATCTAGTAAACCAGGAAGGGCTTTATTCTCAAGCTCTAATTACGATAGGATGATTGCTGTTTTTGGCAATGAAATAAGAGTTATAGATAAAGAGCTTGATTCTGTCTTGGTTGGATTTATAGAAACAAGTGATGGTGATGTTTTTATAGATGAAAATGATAATAAGCAAATTGCTATTTGTGATAAAAAAGATATTCATATATTCGATTATGCAACCGATACTTTTTCTAAAGCATCTATAGATTTTGTCCCTAATTATATAGCATTTCAGGATGGGTATTTTATAGCTCCAGAAGCTAATCAACCAAAATGGAGATTATCTGCATTAAATGATGGTTTATCTTGGCCTGCTGCTCCAAATAATATTGGCGGTTTTCAAACTAAGCCTGATTATGTTGTTGCTTGTGTAAGATTACCAGGCAGAGGTAATAATTTATTTGTATTCGGTAAAACTGTTATTGAATTATGGGTGAATGTTGGATATAGATTATTTCCCTATCAAAAAACAACATCTTTTAATATAGATTATGGATGTCTTAATCCTGCAACTATCGCAACTGGTGATACATTTGTTATATGGCTTGGATCAAATGAAGAATCAGGTGCTACTATTATGTATAGTACTGGTTCTGATATAAGACAAATATCAAATGACGGAATTAATTTTAGATTAGGTCAGTTATCTTATCCTGAAGAGTCTTATGGTGAATTAATTAAGCATGATGGACATTTGTTCTATATTTTAACTTTTTATAATGAAGTTGATAATTTAAGTCTTGTTTATGATTTTAATACGGGAATGTTTTTTAGTCTTACTGATAATAATATGAATCATCATATTGCTAAAAAAATAGCATTTTTTAATAATTTC